GAATATTCTCCTAATCCATATTGAAATGAAGCAGTTCTTAAATAAATTTCTGGTGAATCTCCGTAGTTAGCAAATGAATTTGCTAATAATTCAATATCAGCGTTAGATACGGGATATATTTTCTTAGATTGAGTTAATACTTTTTTAGTAGTAACTTTCCTTTCAAATTTTAATTGAGCTAAACCTTGATAATCTACTCCAATAAATTCTTCAAAAAAATCTTTATATAATTGTTCACTAGGAAGAATAGCTTTTAAAAATTGACCTAAAGGTTCAAACGTTTTTACTCTAGGACCATATGTTTGAAAAGTGCTAGGATCAAGTCTAATAGCAGCAATTTGTGAATCTATGAGAGGCACTAATTCTTGAGCTTCTAAGAACCCTGGTTCTAATTGAGATTCATATTGACTTATTACTTTATCTGACTTTGCTTTAGTTATATTATATACGTCTTCAACATCTAAATCTTTAGGGTCTTTTTCTGGAACTACTGGATCTTTTACATCTTCAACAAAAGTTTCTAACATAATAATTCCGTCTTGGCTATGAACAACACCACTTACAACTCCTGTAGTTCCTATAGTTTTATCAGGAAAATATTTATCTTTATCATTTTCCATAACATCTCCTATTGTATATTTTAAATTTTTTACATAAGAAAAATTTCCTTTATCTTTAGTAGATGTTTGTTTAGATTGTATTTTTAATTTAGCTAAATCAGCCTCTCTCGCATCTTTCGTGTAATCATTTACAGCAGATGCAACTCTAGCGAAAGGAGATTTAAAACTAGGAGTACCACCCTCTTCTATAAGATTCAATCCTATACCAACCATAGGATTTGCTAGTCTTTCTTTTAACTCATCAGCAGGACTTGTTCTTGCAAAAGCATACTCACCAGATATTGGGTCTATTCCAAATTGATCTCTTCCTTTAAATACCGCCCCTATGTTATTTGTTATTCTTTCAAATAGATTTTGATTATTTAACCCAAAAGATTTTTCCATAGCTATCTTTTGGCCGTCAGATAATCCTACAGTTTCTGCTATAAAATCAATCTCACTTTGTAATTGATCTCTATTATTTAAATCGTCTTCTAAATTTTTTATTATATCTTGTTGATTAATTAAAGTATTTACTTCACTTCCTAGAGCATCGCCACCAGCAGTAACTTCACCAGCAGTAGTATTTACTACATTATCTACTGATGATTCTTGATTCTCGTTAGTAGGTAAATTAGCATCTGCATCGTAAGTTTTTAGTTTTTCTAGAAAATTTTTTTCGCCACCGTAAGCATCGAAAATACTCGATTCTACAGTGTCATACGATTCACCTCCGCCTGTTTCTTTGTATAAAGTTTCTAGAAATTTTAAATCGTCTTGAGCATCTCTATTTAATACTGTTTCAGCCATATTTTATGTTTAAGTTCCAAAACCAGCTAATGCACCTGCAGCTCCTGCGATTTGAGCGAAAGGAGAAGTACCTCCGATAACTTGACCTACTGTACCTGAACGTTCTTCGCCGTAAGAACGTATAGGAGCACCTGTAAGAATACTTGATAAGAATCCTAATTGTCCTCTATCGAATCCTTGCTGTTCTACAAAGTCACGATAATCTTCTAGTAACTGTTGCTGTCTTACTGCTTGTTGTAATCCACCGAATCTAGTTGCGGCTGCAGCTTCAGATAATCCTTGTTGTCCTAATGAAGCTTGTAAACCAGGAATTGCTTGTGCAGCTGCCATTTGGCCTTGAGCTGCCGTTGCACGATCAGCTGCAAACCTACTAGCTGCATTTTGAAAAGCTTGTGCTTGTAGTTGAGCTGTTAGATCTCCTGCTCTTTTTGCAGTTTCAGCTTGAAGAGTAGCTTCTTGTATTCCCTGTCTTGCTCCACCAAACGCACCTCTTGAAACAGCTTGTGCTCTAGCTGTTTGTTGTGCTCTTGCAGATTCTTCTTGTAAGTTTCTTATTGCG